AACAGGACTTCATTACTACCTGGAATATCCGGGGCGGTACTAATGCAGCGATCAAGTTCGACTTCGAACTTCCGAACAACGCCTATCCAATGTGGACGCCGTCCATTGCAGTTCCGGGCACAGCCCAAGACATCACTATCCACAACTTCAATGTCTATGAGACGCCTAAGCCAGGATTACATGTTCATGTAGCTACTGGTAGCGGATCGGAGGCTAATGGTTTCGGCACTGCTTCACTACGAAGCCTCCCTGCTGAACTCGGCGACCTTATAGTTGTATTCTATGCTTCGCAGTTTGGGAATACTAGGGCGCGTCCACCGGCTGGCTGGGATGTTCAGTATACTTCGGACGCTGGAGGACGGTCAGGATATGTAGCGGTAAAGCGAGCTACACAAGCTGACCTTGATGGCGACTTCAAGTTCAATAGTGATGTCGCTACCAATGCTAGAGAGAACTTTGTCTTATTCTCGATCGGCGGGGTATCCAAGTATAAGATACATACCTGGCAACCAGGTATTCCCACTCTCGATAAGACCAAGAAAAATCTAGTAGCGGTACAATATCACGCACCATCTTCTCGAGATGAACCAGTATGGTATCCCCCAGGTACCGACCCAATCGCTAGAGGCGGTAAACGTAACCGAGGATCCTCGTGGTCGATGACCATCGGAGCACTGGCTTCGTCAGTGAAGGATTCGTACGGCGCTAAGGCTTATGCCTGGGTAGAACTTGAGGAAGAGAATCCAGAACCTCCAGCCGTAGTCACTCCTGGTATAGAGATTACCGATTCTGGAAATTCCAATCCGGTATTCGTATATTGGAATGGGGAACTGCAGCCGTCTACCATGCGTGCCGTACCAAGAGGATACTCCGATATACACACCATGATGGACACTCGCGGCTTCCTGATCGCCCACAGAGGAGGATCCGTCAGCTGGCCCGAGGCATCTATGCGCGCATACACTAATGCCGTAATGTATGGTGCAGGCGCGCTAGAGGTGTCTTGTCAGAAGACGAAGGATGGAGTCTGGTTCCTGAACCACGATCGCACCCTCCAGCGTGTGGATAAGACTGCTCCAGATACCCCCGTCACTGAGATGACATGGGCGGAGATCCAGAAGTACCACACCATCGGCGAGCCCTTCATGACGGTTGAGGAGTACTTCGCAGCATATGGCTCGAGTCACATTACAGTACTCGATCCTAAGTATTCCGCGGTTCAGTGGGAGGAGCTGAAGAAGTTCTTCCCTTCTGATGCCCACGGTCGAATCATCTGGAAGTTCTCCATTGACGCGGGATGGCTCGCTGGTCAGTGGAAGGCTGATGGATGGAAGTGCTGGGGATACTCATATCCTGATCAGGTTACCGACGGCCGGATCAACGAGTGGCATAAGCCCTGGGACTACATCGGTATGTCCTTCGATGCCAGCGATGAGGTTTGGAACCGAACTACCGGACTCGGCAAGCCGGTATGGGGGCACATCTGCCCAACCCGAGACGCCTATGACCAGGCTATGGCCAAGGGCGCCATCGGATGCATGGTCTCCGGAGTGGCCAACATCTACTCCGAATCTCTAGTCTAGGAGAATCATGATTACGATCGAGAGCCAGGGAGACTGGAAACTCACCAGGAATTGGTTTGACAGAATGACGAAGTTAGACCTGGCTCTGATCATGAATCAGTTCGGCAAGGAGGGGGTTTCTGCTCTCAAGGCGGCGACCCCCTCCAGGTCGGGCGAGACAGCAGCTAGCTGGAACTACGAAGTCACCAGAACTGGCGAGAACTGGAAGATCACCTGGACAAACTCACACGTAAACAACGGCGTAAATATCGCCGTCATCTTGCAATATGGTCACGGAACCCGTAATGGCGGGTATGTCGTTGGCCGAGACTACATCAACCCCGCTATCAGGCCCGTATTCGACAAGATAGCGAAGAAGGCCTGGAAGGAGGTCACTAAGTAGTGGCAACTATTGACGAGCGGGTAGTCTCGCTCAAGATGAACAACAAGCAGTTCCTTTCTGCGATCAAGGAATCCGCGTCCAGTATGGACCGACTCAAGGAATCCTTGAAGATGCAGGGAGCTGCAGATGGTCTCTCTCGTATTGGAGAGATCGCTAAGAACACCACATTAGGCGATCTAGCGACCAAGGCCCTCGACATCGGCAAGAACATGACTGTGATGCAAGGTCTTGCCGTAACTGCCTTCGGTGGAATTGGTGTCGCGGCTCTTAATGCTGGTCGAAGCATTGTCTCTGGTTTCATCGGAACCATTAAAGACGGCTTTAATGAGTATGAGCTCAAAATGAGAGCAATTCAGACCATTATGGCCAACACAGTCGAGAAGGGGACTACCCTCGGCGAAGTTAAGACCTCCCTGGCCGAGCTGAACACCTATGCCGATAAGACGGTATACAGTTTCAGCGACATGACTCACGCCATTGGTCTGTTCACCGCTGCCGGTGTTGATCTTCAGACATCTGTGGCATCAATTAAGGGTCTGTCTAACCTCGCAGCGGCCTCTGGTTCAACCGCCCAGCAGACAGCCACCGCATACACCCAGCTTTCTCAGGCTATTGCGGCTGGCGCAGTCCATCTTCAGGACTGGAACTCACTGGTCCAGGCAGGTATGGGTGGCGAATCCTTCCGTAACGCTCTTATCGAGACTTCCCGAATGATGGGTACTGGCTACGATGAGGCTATCGCCAAGGACGGCAACTTCCGAGAATCCCTCAAGGAAGACTGGCTTACAGCCCAGGTCATGACGACCACCCTTACTGCTCTGACGAACGACCTGTCTGAGGCTCAGCTTGTTGAGATGGGTTATTCCGAGGAGCAAGCGCATAAACTTAAGCAGTTTGCTCAGGGTGCCTTCGACGCCGCCACCAAGATTCGAACCTTTAGTCAGTTAGTAGACACCACTAAGGAAGCTATCGGCTCTGGGTGGGCAGAGACATTCGAAATTCTATTCGGTGACTTTGAAGAGGCATCGGTTCTATTCACGTCTATTGGCGACTGGCTCGGTGGTGTTATTAAGGCCAGCGCTGACGCGCGAAACGGATTCCTCCAGATGTGGAAGGACCTTGGCGGACGCACCGCCCTCGTTCAGGGTCTGGCCAATATCTTCTGGGCCATTGTCAAAGTTCTCGGACAGATCGGAACTGCCTTCCGACGAGTGTTCATGAATGCTAGCGCTGAAGGTCTTGTTCGCATCACCAAGGCCTTTGAGAACTTCACATCTAAGCTCATCATCACAAATAACTTTGCGGATAAGCTTGAGTGGACATTCACAGGGCTGTTCTCGATCTTCCATATCTTCGCCACCATCCTCGGCGAGGTAGCTCAAGTCATCTTCACGGTCGCCTCACACATTATCAGCGCACTATTCCCAGCGTTCACAGGGATCAACTCTGGCGTATTCCAGATTACGAAGGTAATTGGCAAGGCGATCTACTGGTTCGATCAGTGGTTCACCAAGTTGGACCTCGGTGGAAAGCTACTGAAGCTACTTCTTCCACCGATTGATCTCGTTGGTAAGGCTATTAAGTGGGTCGTGGATAAGATCCATGACTTTATTATGTGGCTCGACTTCGGTGGAAAGGTCACTAGCGCTGCCAACGGACTGAAGAGTCTAGCGTCGAAGTTCGGGCTCATCAAGGATGCTCTAAAGAACTCGGTTGTCGGACAGCAGTTCTCCGCAGCTATGGACTCTATCCACAGCGGAATCGACAAGGCTAAGAATAAGCTTCACGAGTTTGGTCAGACTGTCGGCGACAAGCTGAAGGCGAAACTCACCTCTGGAAAGTCAGCTCTGTCTGACTATTTCAAGGGCTTCGACCTGAGTAACATGACCACTTCTGAGGCGATTGTCTCGAAGCTCGGATCTAAGTTCGATGAACTCGGTAACAAGCTCAGGATTTCCGAGAAGGTTCAGTGGCTCAAGGAGAAACTTGTTGAGCTGAAGGATGCGCTTGTCGATACATGGAATACTATTCAAAATAGTAGTGTTTGGGACCACCTTGGCAAGTCCTTCTCCGACATCGGCGGTAAGGTTAAGGAAGTAGCGGTCTCATTCCGCGACTGGGTTAACGGTCACGGTGAGGTCAAGGCCAAGGCTAAGGAAGCTGCGGGAGCAGTTTCAGAGGTTGGGTCTGCCGCAGCCCAGGCTGCTAAGGAGACAGGTCAGGCCGCTAAGGAGAACTTCCTCAAGAAGTGGTTTGAGGACATTAAGCAGGTCGCTCAAGCCGTACACCTTCCGGAACTCTTCGACACTATCAAGCAGAAGTTTGTGGAGTTCAAGGACTTCGTGGTAAACACCTTCGCCCCCAAGGTGAAGGAAGGCGCTAAGAATGCATTCGGCTCTATCGGCAATGCCATGAGCCAGGCGAACTCCAACCTCAAGTCCTATGACATGGGTAAGATCCTTGTCGGGGCTATTGGCGGTGGAGTACTTATCGCCTTTACTCGATGGATCAACTCCTTCAAGGAGAACTTCGACAAGATCGGAAATGTTGCTGACAAGCTCGGTAACGTCTTCGATAAGCTCGGCGGAGTCCTCGAGGCATTCGAACAGAAGGTTAAGGCTAAGGCTCTCCTAACGATCGCTATTGCCCTCGGAGTTCTTGCGGGTGCGCTGATTCTGATGTCTCTGGTCCCTGCGCCAAAGCTACTAGTCACTCTTGCGGTCTTGAAGTTCCTATTCAAGATGATGGATGACATGCTTGAGTCCATGACCAAGATGGTGGCCTTCAAGAATGACAGCGTTCGTATTGTGGCTATGCTCATCGCTATGGGCGCAGCCATGATCTTGATGGCGACAGCTGTCCGAATTCTTGCCGGAATGGACCTCAAGGGTGCAGTGGTCGGTCTTGCTGCCATGAAGATCCTGATGATGACCATGCAGGAGTTCATGACTAAGATGGCTGCCACCAAGGGGGTCGAGAAGGGCGCTGGAATTCTTCTTGCTCTTGCTGCATCCTGTGTTATTCTGTCTCTAGCAGTATACACGCTTGGATCCATGGATACCGGTAAGGCTATCCAGGGGGTCGTAACCCTCGCTGCGGTTGTGGCGATTCTGTCTGGGTTCATGATGGTCGTTAGTAAGGATCCCTTCATGGGTAAGGGCGCTGCGATTCTTCTATCGCTGGCTATCTCTTGTAACATCCTTGTGGCGGCTATCTGGATGCTTGGTACGATGGATACCGGGAAGCTTCTTCAGGGAGTTATTGCTCTTGGTGTGGTTATTGCCGAGCTGTCTATTGCAATGGCTATCGCTGGGCGAGCCAATGCTCGAGGCGCAGCGGCAATCATAGCTATGTCTGCAGCAGTTATTGTTCTAACTGGAGCAGTGGCCATTCTCGGAAACATGGATATCATGACGCTGGCTAAGGGACTTATTGCTCTAGCAGCTGGTCTTGCCATCCTGGCTATCTCGATGGCCGCTGCAGACGCCTTCAAGGAAGGTGGAATTGCTCTAGGGATCGCCTCTATCGCATTCCTGGCTCTGGCCTCCGCGATGAAGACCCTATCCGGGATCACGTGGACTCAGCTGGCAATTGGTTTGATTGCTCTTGCTGGTGGTATGCTGATCCTGGTTGCTGCGGCAGCTGGTGCACAGTACTTCGCGGTAGGTATGATCATCCTCACGGCAGCATTGCTCGCGCTAGGCCTGGCACTGCTTCCGATCTCGATCGGTATGGCAGCCTTTGCTGCGGTACTGGGCATCTGTGCTACAACCGGTGCAGCGGCATTCTTGGTCTTGACCGAGGGACTGAAGCAGCTTGCGGCGATTCTGCCCCAGGTGGCGATCGATGTGGCCACAGCTATTGCCAACTTCATCATCACTCTTGGGGCAAAGGCCCCCGAGTTGGCGGTGGCTATGGCGCAGCTTCTTGGGGCGATTATCTATGCCATCAATGCCAATATCCCAGGCATTGTGGCTACGCTGTTCATCCTGATCCAGGCGATGCTCACCGAGCTGGCTAACCACGCCTATGAGTTCGGTGAGAAGGGCGCTACTATCCTGGCAAACTTCCTGAACGGAATTGCTGACAACATCGGCAAGGTCATTGACGCTGCCACCAACGTCATCCTCAACTTCCTTGATGGAATCGCTAGGAATGGTCCGAAGATCATTGACAAGGGCATGTGGACTGTACTCAAGCTACTTGAAGGTGTTCGCGATGCTATTAACAAGTACGCTCCTCGTTTCAACAAGGTTGGTCGAGAGATTGCTTGGGCTATTGTCGATGGTATGACTGGTGGTCTCGCTTCCAAGGCCTGGAGCTTCGGTGAGTCTATGCTGAACGTAGCCAAGAAGGGCTATAACAAGGTCAAGAGTTACTTCAAGATCCACTCTCCTTCTCGACTGATGATGGAACTTGGAGGATATGTCGGTGAGGGTCTTGCTATAGGTATCGAGGATACTGGTGATCGTGTTGCTGATGCCGGCGGTAGTATGGCTGGCGCAGCTTACGACGCTATGTCAAAGGCGCTCGACGGAGTAAACGAACTCATCGAGGATGACCCATCCTTCAAGCCGGAAATCAAGCCTATTCTGGACCTCACCGAGATGCAGAAGCAGGCTAAGGGCATCAACAACTTCCTTCCCGCCATCGGAGTCACGGCTCAGGCTGCAAATGCGGCTAGGCCTCCTGCTCCGATCGCAGTTGACAATTCTGACAAGAATAGTCAAAATGGTGTTACAAACATCACATTCAACCAGACCAACAACTCGCCTGAGGCGCTGGATGCGGCGACTATCTATCGCCAGACCCACACTCAGCTTGCTATGGCAAAGGACAAGTTGACACTATGATCTCAGAGATCTCGTCCACGACCAAGTCGGGGGATCGACTTGCAATCGATATCACAGACCCCTACTCGTCGGGGGTCGCGATCAAGGAGATTACTGGTCTGGGGCCAGTAAAGGCAGACATCAGCACTGACCGATATGCCTTGCTGGACGGAGCGTTCCTCAAGGGGGTCAGGGTTGGTACTCGTACTGTGGTACTGACTCTGATCCCCTGGGGGACTGACATTCAGGAACTCCGACTCAAGTGCTATTCATATTTTGGAGTCGGAGAGACCATCACTCTCGGCGTGACCACCGACTGGCTTAACGTACACTCTGATTTCATCGTCGAGTCTGTCGAGCCGAACATCTTCTCTGAGCGGCAGGAGATCCAGGTCTCCCTTCTCGGGCTGGACCCGTACTGGAAGTCTTCTGCTACTCAGATTCAGAAGGTCGTGGGCTTCAACGACAACACGCCTTCATTCGAGTTCCCGTTCTTCTCTGAGCCGAACCACAAGCTCAAGTTCGGTGACATGACCAACTCTTCTGGTAAGGACATCCGGTACCTTGGTGACTACCCGGCCGGTGCGACTATCACGGTCGAGTTCTCCGGTACTGTTAGTAACCTGATCGTCTCGAATGTGACCTACAACGAGACTATGTCTATCTCTCGAGCTGGGAACTTCTACGCTGACGAGAGTATTGTTATCGACACTCGACCAGGTAAGAAGTCCATTACTCACCAGGCTCGAGGTAGGAAGTCCTTCATCACTGGTGTTCTGGCTCCGGGGAGTACCTGGATTCAGATGCACCCCGGTATCAACACAATCGCCCTGCAGTATGCTGGGGGCGTTGACGACGTTAGCGTCTCTATGGAATACGACACTCTCTACAGGGGGATTTGATGCAGCTGTTCTTCGCGTTCCTCCATAACTACGAAACTCTTATCGAGGTTCCTAACAACTTCTACTCGCTCAACTGGACCGAGCGGGCCTACGACTATGGTCAGTTCGAGCTTCAGCTCTACTCGGATCAGCCTGGGTATGAGTATAGTCTTGGGAACCTGTTCATCCGAGATGACACGGATACCGTTATGGTCATTGAGACCGCTACGGTGAAGCAGGAGGATGACGGCGTCTATCTCCACAAGTATACCGGACGCTCTCTCGAGTCGATGATGGAGTGGAGAATCCTTCCGCACCGTCGATGGATTGAACCTGACGCCAATGGTCAGTTCAATGCTCAGGCCATGGCCGAGGATGTGGCGCACAGCAATCTTGGTAAGGATGCAAAGCCTGAGCGACGGATTGACAACTTCAACTTCCACAGAAATACCCGTGTGTCTCAGATGGCCTACGTCAATGACACCGGCCAGAAGATCCAGGATGGTAAGTGGATCATCTACGATCGTGCGCCAATTGCGGACATGTTTAAGAACGTCATCTCAGCATGCAAGCCAAACGGGTACTCGCTCTTCTACAAGATCAAGCTCGAGAATGGTGGTATCCACTGCTACATCACTGCGCCTAGGTTGATCAACACGATTACTCTTGCTCAGGAGAACGACAACTTCTCGGACTTTGAGTCAGTCGATTCAATTGTCGATAAGAAGAGTACGATCTACGAGATCTTCGACACTGGCGACGTAGACCTAGACTGGGTTGCTGATGGAACTACGCACACCAGGGCACATACGCTTCGCTCCGAGAACCCGATCACTCGGCGAGAGGTCTTGTGGGATAACACTCAGGTTCACAAGCCATATTCGGTCAAGGACTGGAAGGCTCTTACACCGCTTCAGAAGAAGCATATCTCTTCCCTGACCGAGGTGTGGTATCCCTTCTGGGTTCTGGACGCCATGTTCCCGAAGTATACCCCACTCAAGATGATCTCGGGGAAGATCAATAACTTCTCGAATGTTCAGTATCGTGATGGCTTTGACGTAGGCGATATTTTCTACTATGTTCCGTCCGGAAGTAACCCCGTTCCAATTGAGTGCCAGCTCACTGAGATGACCGAGTCCTGGTCGGCCGATGGATTCTCTCAGGTTCCTTCCATCTCCATGTCGTCTCGTACCAAGTGGAATGGCGACGGCTTCCGTATCGACTTCACTCGCAATGGACCCGGTGAGGTCATCGTTCCTCGAGAAAGGGATTAGCATATGGCCATTACTAGTGGTTTCTACAACTCCGTGAATGGCGACCGGACATACGACGCCGACCAGTTCGGCTCACTGTTCGACGGCATTATTGCCCCGGGGGTATTTCCGAATGTGGGTGACAAGTTCCGTGTTCGACCTACGAACAACGGGATGTCAGTCTATGTCGGCTCCGGCAAGGCGTGGCTGAACAACCGATGGGTTGAGAACTCGGGTGACGAGACTGTCACTCTGACTGGTTCTCACGCAACGCTGGACCGCATCGACCTCGTATGTGTCGAGGTTGATCGATCCAAGGCCATCCGCGGTGCGAAGATCAAGGTCGTCCAGGGAACTCCGGCGGTTACCCCCACCATTCCCTCGGTGGACGACAACGGTGATCGGCAGACCTTCGCTCTGGCGCAGATCAAGATCATCAAGAACTCTCGACAGATCACAGCTGAGAACATCATCAGCCTTGTAGGTAGTGCCCGTACTCCTTACGTGAGCGGGCCTCTGCAGAACATCAACCTGGATGCTCTCCAGGCCAAGCTGCAGGGCGAGTTCAATACCTGGTTCGAATCCGTCCGAGATGCTCTGGCTAACGCCGGTGGGAATACCTCGACCGACGTTGCAAACCTCAAGGTCAGTGACAAGAACCAGAACGACCGCATCCAGGCCGTCGAGGGTCGAGTCGCTGGTACCGAGCTCAACATCACCAAGATCAATGAGAAGTTCAGCAACTCCGGATCTGTCTATGGGATGTTGAACGACTCGAATGTTGGCGTGCACAACTCCATCTATCGAGGCGCCTCGCTCGGGAGTAACGTTACTCCATATCTCCAGGCTATCCGAAGCGGATCCTTCTCAGGGCTCTACCTCGGGGACTACTGGACCTACTCCGGTATCACCTGGCGTATCGTGGCGTTCAACTACTTCATCAATATCGGTGAGCCCCCGTTCCGACAGAACCATATTGTGGTCGTCCCTGACGCATCTCTCTTCCGAGACGCATGGTCTACCACGATCCCGGATCAGCGCTCGTATGTGGACTCGACGCTGAACCAGTCTACCATGACGAAGGCTAGCCGAATGGCTGAGTCTCTGTTCAACCGATCCAACATGGTCGGCGTATGGACTCGAGTCGCTACTGGGTACGATGGTAACGGCGCAGTCAGGGATTGGCGCTGGTATAACCCGCACATCAATATCATGGATGAGGCCATGCTCTGGGGTTCATCCATCTTTGACGACTCACTGTCTCGGGGTATCCACCACAACCAGTTCCCCGCCTTCCGGCTCAACCCTGCCCTTGTTAACATTGAGGAGGAATACTGGCTTCGTGAGCGTGCCTCGGCTCAGACTGCGGTTTATATGAAGTCCACGGGCCAGTTCTCCCATGCCCCGCTGAACTACTCCTTCGGGGTTCGTCCCTATCTAGCGATCGGTTAACATGCAGCACTTCGGATTCAACCCACTGCTTGATATCGTTCTTGCGATATTCTTGTCAGTACTGGGATCTTCCGGGATGTGGGCTTGGATTATGAAGCGAAGTGAGCGGAAGTCCGCCACCTCTAGACTTCTGCTCGGAATGGCCCATGACCGGATTGTATATGTCGGGAAGACTTATCTTCATCGAGGATTTCTCACCCTCGACGAGTATGAGGACTTCATGAAGTATCTCGTAGAGCCCTATTCCGAGTTCGGGGGGAATGGGCTTGCTGAGAAGATTGTGAATGAGGTCAAGAATCTTCCCGTAGTCCCCACCCCTAGACCCCCGGCAAAGAGGAAAATCAATGGCTAAGCACCTTCAGGAGAGCAAGTTGAACAACAAGTCCTACGACGTCCTCAAGTGGGTTGCGCTGGTCGCCCTTCCGGCTACCTCTGCGCTTTACCTCACGCTGGCGGCTCTGTGGCACCTTCCTCACCCGACGGAGGTTGCTGGAACTATCGCTGCGATCGACACCTTCCTGGGTGTTCTTCTCGGCGTGAGCTCCACCAAGTACCAGGGGACTCAGCCCTCCGGCGCTCTCCATGTGTCTGAGGACCAGGGGATCCACGCCACCTTTGACCAGGGCGTCGCCGAGATGCTCCGTAACGGGAAGGTGACGCTGGACGTCAAGCAGGTCTAAGCGAGAAAAACCTGCGGTATAATGAACCCCTAGAAAGGAGCCCATCCATGAAGAACCCTGACCCCATTCAGCAGACAATTGAAGCTGCTCTGAAGGAGGCCGAGCTTCACGACCCCTCTAGTGAGGACTACACCACAATTGCTCGCAATGTCGAGACTCTTGCAAAAGCCAAAGCCCTTGGCGAGAGCAAGAAGCTCAGCAAAGACGCAATTCTCGGTGCAGCTACCTCACTGGCCGGTATCGTAGCCGTCCTCCAGTACGAGCGACTTGCAGTCGTCAGCTCGAAGGCGTTCGGTTTGATCATGAAGGTTAAACCCTTCTGAGATTCGCCTGGCCCCCTGTGCTATACGCATGGGGGGCTGGGCTTATCTTTTTTTTTCGCGTAAAAAACGGGCTCTATATTGAAACCCGTCATAGAAAGGACACTCTCATGAACCTCTCTCCCGCCGCTGCACAGGCCGCCCTCGACTACGCCGAGGAGCTTGCTGCTACTAGACTGAGCTCTGAGCAGTACGACCACTACTACCTCTGACACAGTTCTAGATCCCGCCATGGGATCTAGGCTTATCTTTTTTTGCTTAACCGCACCAGTAACAGGAGTCGCAGGATTAACACACCGTATATTGAAGACCCTTAGAAAGGAAACACAATGACCACCCTCCTCGCTCTTGTCATCGCCCCCTTCGTCGTCATCGGCACCCTGCTGATTGTCGCCGAGATGGTTGGCAAGAAGAAGACCTGGAACTTCTGATCCTACCACCTTCCAGCCAAAGATCCCGCCATGGGATCTAGGCTTATCTTTTTTTCGCAAGATAAACTTACACTATATTGAAGATCCTACGAAAGGAAAGACTATGCTCTACATCGCCCTTTGCCTCGTCACCATCCTCAGCATCTTCTTCGCTGTTGCTCACGAAGAGCAGAAATACACCGCCTTCAACCTCAAGGCCCGCGTACGGACGCTCGAAGTTGAGAACGCGAAGTTGCGCGCTGAGCTGATAACTGATGAGGAATGGGATACGATGGTGGAACAGGCTCTCGCCGTTTCCCGTTGATCCAAGTTTATACCCCTACATGGGGTATAGGCTTTCCGCGAGAAAAACCATGCCTTATATGAGACCCCTCTATTTGAAAGGAAACCCTCATGACTGAGACCACCGACACCTCCGTTGAGACCAACGAGAAGATCGTCGAGTTCAAGTTCAACAAGGACGCTGTCCTGCCCGCTATCAAGCGAAACTCCAAGAAGTTGATTGCTGGCGCCGCTGTATTCGCAGCCGGTACCGCTCTCACCCTCATGGCGTTCCGCTCGGTTCCGGACACGGACGAGCCTGAAGAGCTTGAGCACGATGACCTCGATGAGCTTGACGAGATCGAAGCCTCTGAAGAGACCGACTGAGACCTCATCCTATATCCCGACTTGGGATATAGGCTTTTCTAGAAAGGATCATCATGAACCACGACGTAATGTTTTGGGCCCTCTATGCCCTTCTCTGGGCTATCTATTTCAAGATCCCTCGTAAGTAAACCGCGAGAAAAACCGGTCCTATATTGAAACCCCTCCGTTTGAAAGGACCACTCATGACCCGCATCATCGTTTCTGTCATCAAGAGCGCTGTTTTCATCCTCGGAATTGTTCTCGCCTCCTGCTTTATTGGCAGGGGTGCGAACAGCAGGATGAAGCACGTTGTTGGTGTTCAGCAGCGCTTCATCGCGCGCCGTGATCGTAAGATCAACCGCTGGTAATTCAGCACTATACCCCGACTTGGGGTATAGGCTTTTCTCGAGCTAGAAAGGAGCACACCATGTTCGAGGAACCACCGATCTACTACATCCTCATTAGCCTCATCTTCCTGATCGTCTTCGGAGCAATCAGCTTTGCCACCTGGATGGTTTGGCTGACGGCTATCTCTTTCTTCGCCAAACTTGTGGTGACCGCGATCGGTTTCCTGCTGGCAGCCATGACAGTCATTCTCTACACGATCTCGGCGGAGTGAAATGCTAGTCGTACTTCTCGGTCCAAGTTGTTCAGGTAAGTCCACATTCCAGAAGGAGCTGGTTGAGAATGAGGGGTACCATGCAGTCCGCACTGCAACGACCCGACCTAAGCGTGTGGGAGAGGACCTATCTTCCTACTACTTCCTCAAAGATCAAAGCTTTGCTGAATGGGAAGTACGGGGTGACCTCCTGTGCGTCGAAACCTTCCGAGGCTGGCGCTACGGGGTACCACGTGACGAGATTACCCGGAGGGGAGACCGCCCTAATCGAGTTGTCATCCTCACACCCGGAGGTGTCATGGAACTCCTATCACGACACCCAGACATTATCACAGCCGATGCGCTGTCCATCCTATACCTTGGCGTCGACGGAGCAACGGGAGAGGCTCGAGCATGCAAGCGAGGAGATTCTCGACGAGAATACCTTAGACGTATGGCGGCGGATTCTATCGACTTTCGGTACTACCCTCGGGAAAATGGTATCTGGGAGTTCACCCCAGATTTTATCCTGGGCTGTATCAACAATCCGCAGAACTACAAACTGAAGCCGCGTCTTAAGCGGGTGGAAAGGAAGCACAAGTGAGCATCATCTGGTGGACCCTGTATATTCTCGGGGCTATCACGGTCGTGATCCTCTGGATCAACATCATGACTCTCGTCATTCGAGTCTTCACCTACATCTTCAAGTCTGAGTGGTGCAAGGTCAAGGTTATTCAGGGGCCTCCTGGACCGAAGGGTGATCCCGGTGAGCGTGGTCCTCGTGGGTATGACGGAGAGCAGGGGCCTCGAGGGGACTTCGTTATCACGTCTGACCTCCGTCGAGAGATTGATCGGACCATCAAGCAGCAGGGGGTTCTGACTCGAAAGGACATCGAGTCTCTCATCCGTATGGAGGTTGCAGCGCATCTCGCCAAGCTCGAGATCTCCCGTACGACATTCCCGGGTCTTGGCGAAGACAAGATCAACATCCGAATGAGCAAGGAGGAAAAGTGATCAATGCGAACGGTGTTACGCAATTCTTCAAGGCAAACGCTCCGGCTATTCTCACGGCCTCGGCATGCGTCGGGACCGTTGCTACGGCCGTACTCACGGCGAAGTCTACTACGCTCGCAGTCGAGAAGATCGCAGACTACTGTGAAGCCAATCTTCGTTCACCCGAGGACCTCTCTTGGAAGGAGAAGTTCGCAGTATCATATCGAGTATATATTCCCCCGGCCATCGCAGGCGTATGCACTCTGGTATCGATCATCGCGGCGAATCGTATTCAGTACTCTCGAGGAGCGGCGTTCGCACTGGCTTACACAGGTTCGGAGGCGGCGTTTAAGCGATATCGAGAAGCGGTGGCGGACGTGGTTAAGCCGAAGGACCGCGAGAAGATTAAGGCCCGCGTTGCAGAGAAATCGGTTCAGGCGGCTGGTGAACCAGTTTCCGGAACTGTTCTTGTCGCCTCATCAGGAGACGTTCTGTGCTATGATATCTTCTCGGGCCGGTATTTCCGATCCGACATCGAATCCATCCGCCGAGTCGAGAACAACATTAATGGGCAGCTCAACCTTGAGTGCTACGCTTCCCTCAACGAGTTCTACAACGGCCTTGGACTTCCACCCATTGCAGCCGGTGAACTGGTTGGATGGTCCGAACCGAACTCCCTCTCTGTCGAGTTTGGTTCTCAGCTCACTGAAAAGGGTGAGCCAGTCCTTACGGTCGACTTTCTAGTCGCTCCCAAGGAAAACTACTTCAAGATCAACTGAAAGGAAACCATCAATGTTCTCTCACATCATCCGCGTCCGTGGTATCTTCGACGACGAGCCCACCACCAAGAAGCTCTACTTCCACATGTCTCGCCGTGAGATGTTCGACTTCATCAAGCGGTATGACAACGTCACCAACTTCGAGAAGTGGCTCCAGGCTGCTATCGACAACGAGGACCTGTACACCATGATGAAGTTCTTCGACGACCTCATCGGTACCTCGTACGGTGAGCGCCAGGGTGAGCGCTTCGTTAAGTCTGAGCAGATCAAGGAGTCCTTCCTCAACTCGCCGGAGTACGAGGAGCTCTTCGACCAGCTCATGGATAACCCGGCTCTCGTCCGTGAGTTCTACAATGGTATTCTGCCCGAGAAGATCATGAAGCAGGTTCAGCGGGATCCCAAGTACAAGGAGCTCGACGACAAGCTGAAGGAGACGGAGCTCAAGAACCTCTGATCCATATTTGGGGGCCCTGGAGAAATCTGGGGCCCCCACTTCCTCGAAAGGAGCCACCTTGGCTAACGCACCAATCCGACCGAACCTCCCATCCAACAGCAAGCTCCCCGAGCGCAAGAAGGTTGAGCAGGTCACCACTGCCACCGTCACCAAGAAGAAGTCTAGCTTCGGGACGAAGGCCGTATCTGCTTTCGTCGGAGAGGATATCCACAATGTCGGCGAGTATCTACTCTACGATGTTACTATCCCTGCTATCAAGAACACACTCTCGGATCTGGTCAGTCAGGGCATCGAACGTCTCCTCTTCGGAGAGTCTTCTCCTCGAGCTCGCAGCTCGTCCGGGGGGTCCCGTGTCTCCTACGGATCATATTCTCGACCAGGCTCAGCACCAGGCAATCGCCGAGACGCTTCTCCTCGTACACGTCGATACCATGATTTCTCAGAGATCGAGCTCGAGTCCAGAGATGAAGCTTATCTCGTTATCGACCGACTCGGAGACATCATCGAGGAGTACGGTCTTGCCACCGTCGCCGATCTCTACGATCTCTGCGGTATCACTACCGAATACACTGACGAGAACTGGGGCTGGACTTCGGCCCGGTACATGTCGGTGATCCGTAGCCGTCGTGGTTACATGCTTCAGCTCCCGAAACCTGACCACATCAATGCACGATGAATCCTCAGCAAGTGCGGCTTGAGCTTATCGCCGCCTATCCATTCTCAGACAAGTGGCGTCGCCGTGTTGAACGCATGGAAGACGACCAGGCAATCGCAATCTATCTTCGACTCAAGAAAGCAGGACGTATCAAATGAATCTCGGAATTGTTACCCGTCTCGCTGGACGTGCTGGACTGGTTATCAGCAAGCACGCCCCCACCATTCTGACCGCCGCTGGTACCGTTGGCTTTATCGGCACCACGGTTCTCGCCTCTAAGGCAACCCTCAAGGTTGAGGAGACTCTGGCTGAGGAGACTGCCCTTCTCGTCAAGGTCCACGAGGCCCACGAGGACGGCAAGCTCACCGACAAGGACGCTACTCGGGACAAGGTTATCCTCTACACCCGAATGACCACCAAGCTGGCGAAGCTTTATGCCCCCGCCCTGATTCTTGGGGCGGCCTCTATCGCCTCGCTGATTACCGGTCACGGTATCATGCTCAAGCGCAACGCCTCTCTCGCTGCAGCGTACGCCGCCGTCGACCAGGCCTTCAAGACTTACAAGAAGAAGGTCGAGTCCAAGTTCGGCAAGGACGCGGTGCTGGATGCTATCGTGTCTGTCGCTGACGAGGACCTCACCAAGGACGAGATGACTCTCGAGGCCATCTCAGCTGTCGACGGAGTCTCACCCTATGGCGTTATCTTCGACGACGAGAACGTGAACTGGTCTGCTGACGAGGACCTGTCTATGCTGCACCTCAAGTGCCAGCAGCAGTACGCGAACGATATTCTTCAGACTCGTGGGCACATCTTCCTCAACGAGGTCTATAAGATGCTCGGGTTCCCCCACACCCCTGCTGGTGCTGTGACTGGCTGGGTCAAGGGTAACGGCGACGACTTTGTCGACTTCAACATCTTCGAGGGCACCTTCGAGGGTGAGGACAAGAACGGTCGTACTGTCACCAAGTGGGCGCTGGACTTCAACGTCGACGGCGTTATGTACGACAAGATCTGAGGTGCCATGTTTGAGAAGATCGCATATTTCGCAGCCGGAACTGTCACAGGCGGCCTCGGCGTATATTTCGTTCTTGCTCGCAAGTTCGAGCAGGACTTCCAAGAAGCAACAATCGAGATCAACAAGGAGCTTGCAGAAATTGCTGAAGCGAAGCACAAAGAGCGAGTGGGAGATGGCCCTGATTCAGAGGATCGCGAACCCGATCCTGAGCCGGTGGTACCGAGCGTTGTTGTGGACTACTCTCCGACTCCTGTGGAAGATTCCGACCAGGAGGAAGTAACCAAGCGTACGATGGATCGACAGCACTTCGAGGCCTACCAGATCACCGAAGAGGAGTATCGGGCTAAGGGTCATCAGGAGCATGTCGAGCTAACGTACTACATGGAGGACGACGTATTCGCTGACAACCGGGGCGTTCCTATGCAGGACACGTCCTGGTTCGACAACATCATCAGCGGTGTGTCTGCCTCCGATTCCATCATCTACGTCCGAAGCATGAGCCGCCACGCGGACTTCGAGATCACCCTTCTCGACGATTCCTACGAGCACTCAGTTCTCGGGGTTGAGTATTACGAGGACGAGTAATGATCGAGGCGGCACCGGATAACTCATATTTCGAGTGGCTTGTCGACCGAACCGGAGACACCCGTAAGGCGGAGTGCCCGGAGGAGTCATATTTGAGCCTGCTCGAGATCATGCACCAGACGCCGTTCCGAGTCGAGATCGCGAACGACATCAACCGTGCACAGGATGGTATTGACCTGCGTAGGGCGTTTGTTCGGGAGAACAATGACGTATCCTACGTCTGGCTTAATGAGCAGTCTTGCTCCATGCTCGAGATGTTCATCGCTTTGGCCGAGCGTATGGACATGATGCTCGAGGATGACGATACACCATATTCTCTGGAATGGTACTTCTGGGAGATGGTGAAGAACTGTGGCCTCTACGACTACACGGATGAGGCCCTGTTCAACCCCCGCCACGAGGAGGAAGTCGACTCCATCCTTGAGCGGATCAACTCGCGGGACTACACCAAGATGGGACACGGATCCATGTTCCCTCTTCGTGCGATCCCGCTTCATGGCGCACGTGATATGCGGAAGGCTGAGCTCTGGGCCCAGATGAACGCCTACGCAAACGAGAACTATATGTAAGGAGCCTCATGGATTTCTACCGAATCTGCGAGCGTACCACAAAGAGTGGAAAGGTGGAAATCTACCCTGAGTTCCTCGTCGGTAGGTCGAGGGATATTCTCATTCAGGGACGAGACTTCCAGGCCATCTGGGATGAGGAGAAGGGGCTCTGGTCTATAGACGAGTTTGACGTCGCTACGTTTATAGACCGGTCCCTCTTCGAGCACCAGAAGAACCACAAGGGTCAGATCGAGACCGTTGTGAAAACTATGTCCAACTACAACACTGGACTATGGACCAGCTTCCAGACTTGGAAGTCCAGGCTACCTGACAACGGGCAGGAGCTTAACAGCAAGCTTATATTTGCGGACAGTACTCCTAGAAAGGAAGACTATGCTACCGCAAGGCTCCCGTACTCCCTCGAGGAAGGTTCGCCGGACGCTTGGGGAACTCTCATTGGAACTCTATATGATGAGGATGCTCGACGAAAGCTTGAGTGGCTCATCGGCTCCGTCGTGGCTGGCGACTCTAAGAGGATTCAGAAGTTTGCCGTCCTATATGGTCCCCCGGGTTCCGGAAAGTCAACGGTCCTCAACATTCTGGAACTTCTATTCCAAGGCTATACAACTACATTCGATGCAGGAGCTCTTGGATCCAAGTCAGATCAGTTTGCGACCAGTACTCTCGGCAAGAGCTCGCTCGTGGCCATTGATCAGGATGGAGACCTCTCTCGGATCGAAACTAATGGCCTTCTTAACAGCGTGGTGGCCCACGAAACGATCCTGATCAACGAGAAGGGTGTGAAGCGCTACCCCAAGCGAATCAACGCTCTCCTCTTCATCGGTACTAACAAGCCCGTCAAGATCACAGACTCGAAGTCTGGTATTATCCGTCGACTTATTGATATCTCCCCCACCGGACAAACAGTGGGGGCTGACGAGTACCAGACCTTGATGACGCAGATCCGAGATGAGCTTGGGAAGATTGCAAATCACTGTCTTGGGGTTTATAGGAGTCTTGGAAAGCACTACTACGATGCTTATAAACCCCAAGACATGATGATGAAGACCAATGTGCTCTACAACTTTGTTGAGGAGAACTATCTCCTCTTCAAGGAAGAGAAGTACGTTAGTCTCACTATGGCATACAAGTTGTATAAGGAGTACTGTAGTGAGAGTAATATCCCGTACCCGAAGAGCCGATACATCTTCCGTGAAGAACTCAAAGATTACTTTGACGAGTTTCATTCACGTGTACAGCATGACGGCAATAGACTACGCAGTGTCTATTCCGGCTTCAGGGATTACTTACTGGATCCTGCCGAACTCGAGGCTTCTCCAGAAGAGCCATATTCACTGGCCCTCGACTACTCCGAGTCCCTTCTCGACGACGTTCTGGCGGACTGTCCAGCCCAAAGAGCCGGAGACCATGGGACTCCGCAGTTCCGATGGGCAAACGTTCGAACCACTCTTCGTGAGATAGATACTCATGAGGTCCACTACGTCAAAGTCCCCGAGAACCACATCGTCATCGACTTTGATATCAAGCAGGACGGTCGGAAGGACCTTAATCGAAACCTACAGGCTGCCTCAGAATGGCCCCCTACCTACGCCGAGACCAGTCAAGGTGGAAATGGAGTTCATCTCCACTACATCTACGACGGAGATCCTTCCGAACTGGCGAGGCTCTACGACGAAGACATTGAGATCAAGGTCTTCACGGGTGATTCCTCTCTGAGGAGAAAGGTCACTCACTGCAACAACATCCCGGTGGCTCATATTTCGGAAGGGCTACCGTTTAAGGAGAAGAAAGTGATCAACAAGACCACCATGGCCAACGAGAAGAAGGTCAGGGAGCTTATTGAGCGCAACCTTCGGAAGGAGATCCATCCCTCGACCAAGCCCTCGGTCGACTTCATCGCCAAGATCCTCCGTGACGCCAAGGAACAGGGGATGGTCTATGACGTCAAGGACCTGAAGCCTCGGGTTCTGGCGTTTGCAATGAACTCGACTCACCAGTCTGAGGCGGCCATCAAGACTGTCATGGAGATGCCGTTCACCAACGAGGATCCTGAGGAGAAGTCTGTTGGATTCCCGACTGGCGAGCTGGTCTTCTTCGACTGTGAGGTGTTCCCAAACCTGTTCCTCGTGAACTGGAAGGTGAAGGGTAATCCGCAGGTACACCGGATGATTAACCCCACCCCCGAAGAGATCGAGGCCCTCTGCGAGATGCGGCTTGTCGGCTTCAACTGCCGTAAGTATGACAACCATATTCTCTATGCTCGTACGCTGGGCTTCAACAACGCCAAGTTGTATGACTTGAGTAAGCGAATCATCGAGAACAGCGTCACTGCTGGGTTCGTTGAGGCGTACAACCTGTCCTACACTGATGTGTACGACTTCGCAGCCACCAAGATGTCCCTCAAGAAGTGGGAGATCGAGCTTGGTCTGCATCACCAGGAGCTCGGCATTCCTTGGGACGAGAACGTTCCCGAGGATCGCTGGGAAGAGGTGGCGGAGTACTGTGATAACGATGTTATCGCAACCGAGGAGGTATTCAACCACCTCCATGCGGACTGGCAGGCCCGCCTTATGCTTGCCGAGCTGTCTGGCTTGACTCCTAACGACACTACCAACAAGCACAGTCAGTTCATCATCTTCGGGAAGAACAGGAACCCCCAGAGTGAGTTCGTATACACCGATCTCAGTGAGCAATTCCCTGGCTATCAGTACGCTTTCGGCAAGTCTACCTATCGTGGGGAGGAGGTCGGTGAGGGCGGATACGTCTACGCCGAGCCAGGAATCTACGTCGACGTCGCACTTCTCGACGTTGCGAGCATGCATCCCACTTCAATCGAGTGTCTCAACCTCTTCGGAGACCGATACACTAAGCGTTTCAGCGAGATCAAGCAGGCCCGAGTAGCAATCAAGCACCATGATGACAAGCTAGCCGGGTCTCTTCTGGACGGAGCACTCAAGCCATTCCTTGAGGAAGGGGTTGACTATGAGGCACTGGCCTTCGCTCTCAAGATCGTCATCAACTCGGTGTACGGTCTCACTGCGGCAAAGTTCCCAAACGCCTTCAAGGACCCCCGCAATGTGGACAACATTGTCGCCAAGCGTGGCGCTCTGTTCATGGTGGACCTGAAGCACTTCGTCCAGGAGCAGGGCTTCGACGTTGCGCACATCAAGACCGACTCGATCAAGATCCCGAGGGCCACTCCCGAGATCATCGAGAAGGTCATGGAGTTCGGCAAGAAGTACGGCTACACCTTCGAGCATGAGGCCACTTACGACCGTATGTGTCTCGTGAACAAGGCCGTCTATGTCGACTACGAGGACGGACACTGGAGTGCTACCGGCGCTCAGTTCCAGCACCCCTACGTCTTCAAGGAGCTCTTCTCGAAGGAGGAGCTGGATATTCGAGACGTGGCGGAGACTAAGAGCGTCACAACTGCTCTGTACCTCAACAACGGAACAGAAGAGAAGCCAGAGATGGAGTTCGTCGGTAAGACCGGCGCCTTCGTCCCCGTGAACCGTGGAGGCGGGATCCTTCTCCGCGAGAAAGATGGTAACTACCATGCCGCATCAGGCAGTACCGGTCACAGGTGGGTACAGTTCGAATCATTCAAGGAAGCCCACGCAGAAGACTGGAAGGAATGGGTCGACTGGAGTTACTTCGAGGGTCTTGCTGACGATGCAAAGGCTGCGGTGGGAGACTTCGGGGACTTCGAGGCCTTCACCCTTGGAGCTTGAGCCGTATATCTGGAACGGAGACAACGATGGCTGAGTACGTGAACCAGTGGGAGTCATACAAGGAGCTCTCGATCGAGAATGACCGGGATCCGGTTCTTGATGATCCGATCATCTACGGAGTCAACGTCAAGCACTTCACCTTGACCGTATATTCTCCTGAGGGACGGGTCAGTAAGTACTGGAATGCTCGGATCCTCCAGGATCAGCTGGGTCGATGCCGGATCGCGTGTCCTCGTGATGGTAAGATTCTGTGCTTTGCCTGGTTCGAGTGGACTTCGTACATGTTCTCCCACGATGGTCTGAACGAGCTGGTGTTTATGCCCAGGACAAATTCTAGGCTTCCGTCTACTCTCTGGAACACAAAGGAGGTGAAGTAATATGGGATGCTGGCGCTGGGTTCTTGTCCGCGGTCCTTTCTGGCAGCGGCACTGGATGTTTGTGCAGGATGCCGGATGTTTCCGTCATAACTACACCTGATGTGTGAAAGCCCCCGGGTCTGTAATAGGGCCCGGGGGTCCGCGTCAAAAACCACGGGTAATATGAGACCCCTCTACGAAAGGACACATCATGAACCCCGTTGCTACCCTCGCCGTCCGTCTGGTTGTCGAGACCTGCTCCGGTATGGTTGTTAGCCGCGCCCTCTCGCCGATCGTCAAATCCGCCACTGGCCTTACCAAGGTCGCTATGTGGATTGGTGTATTCGGCCTGAGTTCCGTTGCTAGCGCCCACGCTGGAAAGATCGTTGTTGACTCAATCAACGACGGACTGAAGTTTGGTGACGAGATCACTGAGAAGACCGAAGACTGATCTCGCTTATACCCCATTAACTTGGGGTATAGGCTTTTCTGAAAGGAGCACACATGCCAGGAAAGATTGTCGCCCACGATACCCATCTTCGGATCGATACCGAGTTCATTGAGCTCAAGGACTGCTTCGAGGCATTCCGTCGAGGGGTGGAGTATCGCGATAAGAATGACGTTGACGATATTCTCGTCATCTGTAACGCCCCTGACATCATTGAGTACCAGCTCAAGAACGGGGACAGCTTCATTGTTACCTACGATCCCATTCATCGGATCATCGTGATGCGTGTGTTCCTCCATGACGAGGACATCACCATCAAGCCCATCTATATTTACAACAACCGTGAGTACCAGATCGCCTGTGAGTTCCTCAGGCAGGTAATGCACGACAAGATCGACCTTAAGGACGAGTGGATCGTATGAGCAAGAAGAACCCCAGCGTTATCGACTACTTCGACCTCAACGGTGACCTGAACGAGGAGGCCTACGAGTTCGAAGACGTCAAGCTTGAAGAGTACATCGACAAGCGAAGCAACGTCAAGCCCTCATGGGTTGGTAAGTACAGCCACCAGATGCACTTCGACTTTCCAGATGATACGGAGGTCAGCTTCTATAAGGGGCTGAATATTGTCTATGCGGACATCAACTTTGCAGGTGGAATCCGAACCATCCTGTTCAAGTGCCGCCAGAAGAAGAACCTCACACGGTTTATCTCTCGAGTGCTTGAGATTGCACAGGGAGATCCCTCAAATGTCCACCCCGACTTCCGAGCCTGATTTAAGGAGCACACAATGGCACGACTGAACAACCTGACAATCGAGAACGCCCGCATCTTCTTCAAGGACTTCTCCGCTGAGGGTCCTTACGCTGGTGGTACAAAGCGTACCTTCTGCGTGGAGATCCCCGAGGACATGGTTGAGGCCCTCGAGCGAGACGGGTGGAACCTGAAGACCCGGGAGTCTCGGAATGACCCGGATGCTGTCACTCACTATCTCAAGGTGGAGGTGTCCTACCGGGCCCGTCCTCCGAAGATCGTATGCATCCCGAACTTGACTCGACGGAAGGTGTTCATCAACGAGCAGACCGTCAACTCTCTGGACTACGTCGAGATCCTGAACGTGGACCTCACGATCAACCCCTATGTCTGGGAGGTCAACGGGAACTCTGGAGTGAAGGCATACCTCGGTACGATGTATGTCACCATTGCCGAGGACCCGCTTGACGCAAAGTACGACGACGTGGAGGAGGCCGCCTGATGCGACGCTACGGATTCTTCAACTTCCTGTTCGACGTGTTTATGACTGGTATGACTGGAGGGTTCTGGCTCATCTGGATCTTCATCCGCGAAATGCGACGCGGTTGATTTTATACCCCGGGGTCTGTAAAAGGGCCCCGGGGTTCCCCATTCATAGAAAGGACACACGTGGCTAGCCGACTCATCGTCAGTGCTGATGATATTCTGAAGGCGGTCAAGGAATCGGAGGAGTTCGAGAAGAAGGCCCTCTCTGAGGCTCGTAAGCGAGATCGAGCTGAGGGTAAAGAACCTCGAGAGACTCTGTATCCAAACCCGGATCTTAAGCCTGGTCGAGAGATCGTGCTCGACTACATCAAGAACCCGGAGCGTCGTCGTACGCCACGGTGTTCCGTTCACCTTGAGAAGCGGACTGCGAACAACAGCTACCGCTTCATCGTTGACGTCTCTCAGGTTCGAAACCGAGAGCTCGCGGATGAGATCGAACAGGATCTCTTCGCATTCATGGACTACATTCTCGACGAGTACGACATCCCACGACGCATCAAAAGGAGAACCAAATGATCACTCTTATCAAGGTTGACGAGGGTCCCGTTGACATCTACGAGCTTCGTATGCAGTACCTTGCCAAGCTCAAGCAGACTGATGGGGTTATGCTTCCCACGTTCATCTATCGAAACAAGGAGCTCTTCATCACTGAGTTCAAGCCCACTTGCGATGACCAGTGGATCATGTATATGACGAACGCTGAAGGTCTCATCACCAAGATGCGGATCAAGAACGGCGACCTGATGAGTAACGGGTCAGTTCTCTTCCTCGCTGAGGAGCGAAAGACCTATAACGCCAAGGAGTACTACGACTACTGGCGTGCTCGTGAGGGTAAGCCTGCTCCGTTCTTCTACGAGTCCCGGCAGTACCACGTCAAGTCCTTCATGCGGGTTCCCGGCTCCACCGATCTGTGGATCACCGCCGAGCGAGAGACAGGACACTGGTACACCTTCCGCATGTCAGACGACCAGAAGTCCAAGTTCACTCGCCACACCATGACAAACGAGAAGGGACACCAGAGTTACGACTGGGTTCTCGAGAATGTCGAGTGGGCCGCTGACACGATTCGTTATTTCTAAGGAGGACATAATGGAGCTCACTGACGGTGGATGGTACAAGACCCCCCGTATTATCAAGGGTAAGGACTTTCTGGCGCATATTCATGACACATACGCATCTGGAAATGCTATGTACGTGGAGTTTAAGGCGTCCGAGGGAGAGGTGCGTATCCTCGAGTATCAGCGACTCTATGACGTAGATACCGAAAGCGCGGTCCTGTTTACAATCAACACCTTTCCGCAAGAGAGTATTCTCCTCAAGAACATTGAGGAGTACGAATTCATCCAGTACCGACCCCAGACAGCATGGAAGGCGATTCACATGGGAAGCACGAAGCGCATCAACCTCGAGCAGTTCGACCAGATCTGGCTCGATCAGACATTCCAGAAGCTGCACCCGGTTATCGTCAACCACGACGGCAAGTTCTGGCATGTGATGGGGCTGAAGCTAGACGTGGACGCAGATGGCTCGTTCTGGGGGCTCTATCTCAAGCGGCAGGACAGCGACTTCATGAAGGAGATTCGCATGCCTCTGACACAGAAGTTCATCTACAATCCCATCTCGGGTTCTTGGTCCCTTGACGACCCGACTCAGGAGATCAAGGACCTCGAGCAGATCAAGAAGTCACTCAAGTCGGAGGATGTCTCGGAGGTTATCGTCTCGGGTGTGCCTATGAAACTGATCAGGGTTCAGGAGATCGCGAAGGGTGTCCTGTTCTTCGTCTTCCAGGATGAGGAGAAGAACAAGCGGTACTACTACAACCGCCCGGCAATCAAGCTCCGTATCGTTACGGACTCGGAGACGGGCGAGCAGAAGTATCTCCTGGATCACATCAAGGCTATGTACATTGACTGAGCGCTGGCGAAGTTTACCCCACCCATTCTCAAGGTATGAGGCGTCTGATCTCGGTCGGGTGCGGAATATCTCGAGTGGGCGAGTTCTTCGGATCCAGAAGTGCTCAGACGGGGCTCCCGGGTTCTCCTTGTATCGCGATGACTCAGGTAAGCAGACCATGGTTCGCTGTGGGATTGTTATCTGGCGTGCGTTCAACGGAGAGCCCGGGAGGGGGCACTATGTCATCCACTTGAATGGCGATATGGCTAACTGCAGCCTTGAGAACCTCAAGCTGGTGTCCTACTCCGAGTACCGGCAGGCCTGGTATGATGAGTACAACGCAGAGCAGGATCGTATCTTCGACGAGACTGTCTCTGAATTCGACGACTACATCTTCGGCTCTTGTACTGAGTCGGAGGCGGATAGAAAGGCTCGCTTTGGCGACTGAGAACTGGAAGACGATCCCCGGTCTCAATGACAAGTACGAGGTGTCGGATCTTGGGCGGGTTCGAAACAAGAACACCGGTCGTTTCCTCACACCCCGGTACAAGGACGGGTGCTACATGTATCGCATGGAGAAGCCCAGTGCTCACGGTCGAGAGCGCAAGGTCTATTCGGCTGCGGTGCTTGTGTGGAGTCTGTTCGTCGACAAGATCCCGGATGGGTACTGGGTTCAGTACCGAGATGGAAACCGACGGAACCTCTCGGTTGACAACCTCTACCTGAAGTCCAACTCCGAGTTCCGCAAGGAGGAGTATGAGGAGGGTCGTCTTGGGTTTCAGCTCGTGAGGTCCGAGTTCGACGAGTGGATCTTCGGATCCTGTCTCGAAAGGAGAACACACTAACCATGACAGTTGTGTACCGTCCCGAGCAGATTCAGGCGGTGCGTCAACTGCAGAACGGCAGCATCTTGGCGGGTGGCGTTGGTTCGGGGAAGACCCTGACTAGCCTGGCGTGGTATCTCACGTCGGTTTGTAACGCCGCCTCGTTCAAGAAAGGGGGGTCCTTGGCTAAGAAGAAGGTCAAGGGCTCCCCTACGCTGTATGTCATCACAACCGCTAAGAAGCGGGACTCCCTTGAGTGGGAGGAAGAAGCTGCGCGTCTCGGTCTGAGTACAGATCCTGCATGTAGTTTCACAGGTTCATCCATTGTGGTGGACTCGTGGAACAACATCGGGAAGTACTCGGATCGAGAACACGCGGTATTCTTTTTCGATGAGCAGCGTGCTTCCGGCAGTGGGCGCTGGGTCAAGGAGTTCTTGAAGATCACTCGTAAGAACACCTGGCTTCTGCTCTCAGCGACGCCTGGAGATGTCTGGATGGACTACCTCCCGGTATTCATGGCCCATGGATTCTTCAGGACTCGTACGGAGTTCATGGAGGATCACGTTATATTTGACAGATTCGCAAAATACCCCAAGGTCAAACGATACATAGGGGAGGCGAAGCTGCAGCGCTTGCGTCGGAGTATCCTTGTAGAGATGCCGGTGGAGCGACACACTACTCGTGAGAGGGAGACTGTCTACTGTGACTACGACCGAGAGCTTTACAAGTGGGTCGTGAAGAACAGGATGGATCCCTGGACAGAGGAACCCCTTAGAGACGCAGGTGGGGTCTGCAGAATCTTGAGAAAGGTGGTCAGTGATAATGACTGGCGTTCAGAGCAAGCCAAGCGCATACTCTCAAGCAATGAGAGGGTTATCGTATTCTACAATTACAACTATGAGCTCGATCGAATCCTTGCAGTTGCAGAGAGCCTTGGACTGCCTACGGCGCAATGGAATGGACATCGGCACGATGCTATACCAGCAGAATCTCGATGGGTCTATATCTGTCAGTACACCTCGGCAGCAGAGGGATGGAACTGTACTAGTACCGATACGGTTCTCTTCTGGTCCCTCAACTATTCATGGCGAGTGACGGAGCAGTGCGAGGGTCGGATCGACCGATTGAACACCCCGTATTCTCGGTTGAAGTACTACTTTCTTGAGTCTCATTCATCGATAGATGAGGCGGTTCGGCGGTCACTGAGCTCGAAGAAGGTGTTCAACGAGAGGGCATTCGTCGGTTAGAATACGTGCGACGGTGGGTCGGGAGAGTGGCCACTCTTTATTTGGTGGCCATTTTTCCGTCCCACTGGCCATTTTTGTATGTTACAGAGGTGACAGATGTTACTCATCACACGTATTGTGGCCAAAAAAGTGGACACTTAGGTGTCACACGTATTGTGGACTTTTCCTTGGAATTGCAACGAAAGGTCGCAAAGTGGCCATTTTTAGTAAAATATATATATTGATTGATTGATTGATTTTTTTATATTATATAGAGTATAGAAAATCCTGGCCATTTTGACCACCCCACTAGTTTGAGGCGGTTTGATGATGTTTGATGATGTTTATCAA